TTAAAACTCATATCTACCGCACTGGCATAAACCTTTAAAACATCCGTTTGGTTTAAGGTAATGCCTATTACTATTGTTAAAGAATCATTGGCGGCAACTGATTTATCGTAATATAAGTACTGTTTATCATCAGCACTAGCACCAGCCACATGCACACTTAATCTAAAAGTAATAGCAGAACCTGTTCTGTTTGCTACCACAATAGAACTTATCGTAGTTACTGTCTCATCGGGCACAGTATATAAAGTTGTTACAGTCGTAGCAGCAGTGTCTAATTGACCCAAAACCTTTAGTACATCAGCCACCTTTAGCTCCCATTAAAAGAAATTGATGCCTTCTGAATGCCAGAGTAGAAAACTTTGTTTTCATTTTCTCTATTTGCAGAGTGTCATTATTCATCTCAGTATGTATCTGAGTAAGCGTTTGCCTGAATAAATTCTCATCCCCCTCATTGTATTCTGGAGGGGGTAAATTTAATGTTCTTGATCCTCTTCCTGCCATTATCTTCTTCCGTCTGGTCTTAATCCAAAACGCATATCACCCAATCTCCAACCCATATCTAGATTGGAACTTTCTATCCTTACAACAGTTTGTCTTGCCCTACCCCTGATAAAAGCCTGTTGGGTTGAATTAGTTATAGTTGATGTAGACAAAGTAGATAGAGAATCAAGAGGATAATTCCTGCCTTTTATCGAAACGCTAACTTCTTGAGTGCCCGTTCCTGAAAAAGCTAAGTCGGGTATTATCCTGTCAATAAATATAAACCGATCTCCAATATCATCTAAATCAATATCACCCGATTCTATATAGGCGGTCATGGCAGAACCGTCATCGTTTTTCGTGGTCTTCAAACCCACCGACCACAAATTTTCTTTATAGTTATAAATAACGTAACGATCTATTTCCTCGGAGGAAGAAGATGGATAAAACCACCATACTTCTGAGAAATCTGCATTTGCTCCACCGAAAACTTTATAAGTTTGACCTAAATTTATATCACTAAATATATAGTCCAAAACAGTACAGTCTAAAATGTGGTGGGCACCATCGTAGTACCAAAAATTACCACGATCCATCCAAAATATACGACTGGCTTCATTAACGGCAGCATTTGGTCCTATAAGGGAGGGACCTTCAGTTATCTGCCTAAAAGAAAATACAAAATCTCCGCCTATATACTGCATCGAATGCATTCCAGCATCTGTCCATATTATTATTTCACCTCTGGCTTTTGCGGCACCGACTATTTTTGATCCAGAACTAATTCTTTGTCCACCAGACCCAACTGGATTAGAACCAAAAGCAATAACATGCCTAGCTTCTTCTGAAACCATAATTTGATTAACTAAAGTAGGCGTATCACTAGCACCAGCAACAGCACTTAAAGCAACTGCTCTTGTTGTAACCAGAGCACTGGTATTCCAATAAAAAACCCCTCCTGATGCATTATCTGCCCTCGGTGCTAGTATTAAATCCTCACCATAATTATCGTGTGTCCAAAGTCTTAAATTAGCAGAAGTAACAGTAGTATCAACGCTACTACCCCAAGTTGACCTACCCCATGTTCCTGCACCCCAAGCCGTACCAGGAACGTAAGTATCCAAGCCTGTATTTATTTGATATGCACCGACTACACTGCTGCCGCCATCGCCACTGTCACTGCTATTGGCTGTTACTTCATCTCCATCAGTATCTTTAGCTGTTATTGTGTAAGTGTTAGTACCAGACACTGTAACAATTTGATATTCCTGATTTAAAACTGCAGCAATAACATTGCCGCCCAATGAAGCAGCTCCACTAAAAGTCACGAAATCATTTTCTAAGGCTCCATGATTATTATCAGTAATAGTTACTGTAGAAGAACCATCAGTAGCCGCAAAGGTTACATCTCCTGCAGAAGTAGTGGCTCTGATCGGGGTTACATCGTGATATTGTGCTCCTAATTCTATGTAGTACTTTAGATTAGTTCCCACACCCATGTAATCAGTTCCTACCAAATCCTGCCAATTATGAAGTCCCCTACAGGACCCCAAAAAAGTGTTGTTTGAAATCCTTTCCCAACCGCCTATCTTCTCAGGTTTACCACCCCTGAATCTCATCTTATCCGAATCATACCAAGCGTTATTATCGGTATATTGAGTACCTTCCTTATAAACACCTGGATTAAATTTAAACTTGGTTAATGGCATTATGCTTTCCTTTTCCCACTTCGTTTTTTATTGTTACTTCGGTTTTTACTACTAGCAACAACTTTTAAATTGCTCATTGCATCATTGCGTGGATTGCCATCTTCGTGGTGTACATCCTTATTACTACCTTTCTTTATCTTTCCTGCTTTTTGCATTGCATAATTAGCTCGATTACGACCCATTCTATTCTTGACCTGTTCAGGCTTGCTGTGAAAATCTTTGTATTCCTTGTCGTAATCCCTAGTTCTTTTATACGTCATGTAACATTCTATCTCTAAGTCTTTTTGCTCGATCTCCTACTTGCGTAGCCCATTTTGAATCCATCATTTCTAAGGCGGCTTCTTCAAAGTTTTGAAGATGTAAAGCGTGTAAAAACTTTTTAAAACGACTTAAACGTGGATACCCTAAATTGAAACACATATTAGCTAAAATCCTTTTTCTATTATCATCTAACCCACGCCACCAAGGTTCATTCATATCTAATTCCTGACAAACAATATCCATATCATTATCCAGACATTCTCTGATTCTCTGTTCAGATACAGGAGTACCAACTTCCTGTTCATATTCTTCATCTTTTTCCGTGATTAAATGCCCGACACCAAAAGTGGGATGATCTAAATGGTCTAAATAAATTTCATATTCAAAGCCCTCATCTGCAATCAACTCTTTCATTAACTTATCCTTATCCATCATCTTCCTATTCTTCGTCATCAAGACTTCGATAATATTCAACAATTGCCAAAATATCCCTAGTATATCTTTTAATTTCTGCCATATTATTACTGATATTCTCATAATCTTTAGTAGTCAGTGCGTAATAGGCTTGTTTCGGTGCCTTTCCTGCTTCTACCAGTTGCAGGTACTCTCTCATTATATCGGGTGTCAATATCTCCCAATCGAAATGAACCATCTGCATTTCCATAGGCAGTGGCGGATGAAACATGGGTGCTCTTTCCTCTATATTAATCACTTCTACAGGTTTAGTACGAGAACCCCCTAGGGGGAAAATGGAACAGCCAGCCATCAACAAGACCAGACTAACTGCCAGTATTTGCTTCATCTTCCTTCTTATCAAACTGGTCAGGATCAGTCAGTTTTACTAATTCGTCAAACACACGCTTGGTGGCTCGATTAACTTTGCCTTCTAATAATTTGGGTTTGGCTAATGCCAACGCATCTAAATCATGGCGGGCAAACGTCTGTTTCAAAGCGTTAACCTCACGCATATTCTCTTGATTCTTCTTGGTCAGACTATCTATCTGGGCAAAGGTTTTCTTTTGTTGTTCCAGATTTTGCTTAATCTGTTTATTTTGTCTTGTTATCTCACCTTCCAGAACCATAGCGTTACTTTTCAAGATAACTATTTTATCGTTGAGATTACTGATCCAAAAATATGAACTACTGGCAACCAACAATAATGCAATACCTAAACCTATTGATAATCTCATATATGCTCCTTAAACCTTCCCCTGCCAATTTAGAGCAGGAGCAGACCAGCTCCAGACCAACAGGGGTCGGCTAGTTTGCTAATAGTTTTTTGTTTTCTCCTAATTTTCCGATTTGGTATTCGTAGCGGTACTGATCGTATTCTCTTGCTAATTGTTTTGCTTGAGTTATAGCAACATCAGCTTCTTTTGCAGCTATTGATATTTTTTCTACAACTTCTTTAGTTTTAGTATCAGTCACCCTTAATATGTATATTTTTTTCTTACGCACATATTCTGCGGTTCCTTCGAATCGCTTTTGTGGCAATATAATTGCACTCGTTTCGTATTGCCAATTATCCCATATCATTTTTAATTTCTGCCACTGTTAACTATTACTTCTTTTTTACTTTATCTTTTGCTTTACCTACATTTAAAGCACAAATATTAATAAGCCATTGCACTTTTCCGAGTACCTTTTTTACAAAAGCATCGTCTTTTTTAGTTTCAGTAATAGGTGAAATTGCTGCTATTAAAGAAGCTATAGCAATTATCCACACTATTATATTAAGTATTGTCCAAAACATGTTTTTCTCCTATATTTTTAAAGTAATTTATCCACTCCTAAAGAAACAGCAATAAGCCCATATAATCCCCACATAATCATTTCCAGCCGTTTAAATTTTTCAGAACCT